TTTTGAACTGCCATTAATCTTTGCCTTTGATGAGTTTATTCAACTCTGCTGTGGATCCAATAAAGATTGCCTTATCAATGGTAGTACCTGATTGTTTTTTCTTTTCTTCATCCATTTCACGCATTTGTTTTTGAATATTCAAAAGCTCTTTGTTGGCATCTACCATATTTTTAAGTAGAGTTCCGTAAACTTCAAATGCTCGCGGATGTTGGCCAGCAGATGCAATTTGTCGTAATTCTTCCATTGCATCTTTGCCGGCATCAATTATTTCTTGTAGATTTTCTTTTGATTGTTGGTATGCATCAGTCAAATCTTGTTTCAAATCTGGCTCATTATATTTTACAGATAACGGCATAGATTTTTTTTCTTCTTTAATTGAAGTTGGTATCACATCAAACACATCTGCCATTTTTTTATCAAAGTTATTCATAGTATTTTATGTATGTTTATTGTATATAAACTATTCCGTCTGTAGCAAAACCTGGTACAGATGTTGTTAAGTAAATGATTTGAGTGTCATATGGTCCACGATTATCGTTTACATGGTCAATAGTTGCTATATTTCCATTTACATCTCTTACTGTTTGTCCTGATGTGGGCAATGGTGTTCCTATATCAGAATTATATCCACTTCCTGTCCAAGGAATCCAAATAGTATTATCACCATATTGTTGTGTTGTCCAACCATGGCCATTATCGTAACCATTCATTGTTGTATATGCAACACCTGGTGGTAACGGTGTTGGACTAGTAACTTTTAATCCACCAGTAATTCTTAATCCATTTGTTATTCTCATTTTATTTCCTTTAATTCGGTATTTTCTAATCTAGCCACATATCTATTAATAATTTCAATTGGTTGTTGTTGCTCACATAGTCGCAATCCATTAATCCAACGACTATCAATATTAGAAAACTCTATCAATGAACGTAATATGCGGTTATCTTTTACAAATTTCATTTCATCAATGTGGTATACGTTGTTGAATCTCATACTAGTTAATATACCGTTAGCATATAAATTCATATGATAATCTGTAATTACATTATAATAATTAACAGTTTCATTTACAACAGTTTTATCAATTAATGTAACTTCTTGGTTGTATTCATTTATTGTAATAGTGCCAATTGGAGTATTATCAGTCATTGGATAAGTAAATGCTCCGGCTTGTTTATTAAAAATTCTATGTTGTTCAATAGTTTTAAGAGTTGAACCGTTACTAAAAGTCAACAAATTATATTTAAATGTTGTTTCTTTTTGTTTGATCCATAACGGTTTTGCAGTAGCAAACATACCGTTATCAAAGTCCCAAACTTTCAAACTGTCAGACATTTCTATATTTTCAATTACTTTAGATGTACCATTGGCCAATGTAATCAAGGTGCCTTCAGCTAAACAAATAGTAGGATACCAAGTTAATACTGTAGGACTATACGATATACCTACAGAATTGATGGCGTAAGCTACTGCATTGGTAGATTCATATAAAAATTCTTCGGCGTTAAATTCAATTGTTTGTGGTCCTGTTATTCCAGTTAGTATTGGATTTCCACAATTGTCTCCGGTTCGCACAGCTTTTCTTTCTGCGGCAGTGCTGGTTGTAACACACTTATCCACACTAATATCATAAGTTGTCTGACCTGGCAATCCCCAAATGACTCCAGCTTCAGTTATAGGACTACCGCCATCACTGGTTATATCAAATGTAACGGAAGCAAATGGTTGGCCAAATGTGTGTCCTGTGATATCCAAGGCAGGTAATGTGAGTGCCGAAGCAGAACGAAATGTAATTCCACCGGTAATTTTTGTTCCACCTGTTATTCTCATTTCGTTTCCTTAATTCGGTAACTCTGTTATTGTTGTTTCTGCAACCCAATTACTTGCAACATTGGCGTCTGATGGATTAGGTACTATATCTATCTGAACTTGTTTTTTCGCACTAGGTATGTATGATGTGAACTTATAACTGGTTTGTGAACTAGAAGCTTGTATTGGTAAATTAGAAACAAAGTTACCATTAATGTCTGTCAAATGCAAAATGTTATTACTCCAGAATATTACTTTGGCTGTGGCAATTGCCGTGCCTCTAGAATATCCTTGGTATACTATTTCACCAACTTGGTATTCACCAACACCGGTGGTTGGATCAATAACAAATTGGACTTCAGAATTTGGGTCTATCTCATTAAAAATAGAAGTAATAGAATGTGTGATAACACCTTTAGATGAATCATTAATTTTACCATAGATAAAACCTTTAACCGTAAAATTTAATGTCCAAATGACAACCCTTGTATCTCTTTCAAATCCACCTTCTGCATCAACTTCTGATGTGGTGGAATTCAAAATAATGGGAATTTCTTTTACTATACCCATTTCTGGAATAAGATTCAGTTTAATCGTATAATCTGGCGTAAAGTAGGAAAGAATGTGTTCCATAATCTGTGTTCCATCCTCAATATTTCTCACATAAGCGTACAGAGAAAAGTCGAAATTGTATGGAACTGGATTATACTGAGAAACTAAACCTTGACTTGTTTGTGCAAAGTTTTTGGTATTAGTGTTTAATTTACGGGAAGCGTCATAAGTAAAACCATTTAATTCAAAAGACATACGAGGTAAAGTTATTTGAACTTTTTTACCTAGAGTTGGATCTTCTTCTAACCTTTTAACATAGGCTTCTTTTGGTCCATAGACAAGAGGCACCAACATCCTTTCGGCTTCTGTAAAATCAGGATTGTACCGAACTAATGTAATGTCGTTAAACATATTGCCAAAACCGACAACAAGTTTACGAATGATACGATTGTAATGTATATTTGCCATTAAATGGATCCAAACGGATTAATTTCGGTTAAGTTTACAATATTATTTGCTTGTTGTTCAATCACATAATTATCATAAGATTCATCCCTCAAATTTTCTTTAAGTGGATCAAATGTAGACATATTAATAATATATTGTGCGTTACTTGATGCACCAATAACAACTTGATTGTTTGCAAATTCACCTGCAATATTGGAAAGAGTTAATGTATTGGCCAATGGTAACCAACCTTGTACTGTGGCCACAACGGTTGCATTAGCATGAGTATTATCTGGTGCCTGATAAACAATTTCTTTAATCTGATAATTGTTTGCATTGCCTTCTGTTGTGGTTAATTCTATTTGATATGATGAGTATGTAGCTACAACATCAATCTCTGCCACACCAGTATCAATAATCTCATGTGAGAATTTAAATTTCTCTAAGTGTAATTCATAGAAATAGGGGTTAACACGACCTAATGTATGGAATTCTTTATCTTGGTCAGCAAAGGTAATTTCATAAAGTTCACCAGTACCATTTAAGAAAGGAATGTAAACCAAGTCGCCTTCTCTTGGTCTTTGGAATGTATTCTGTGGAACTCGTTGTGAGAAACTTTTTCTCGATATAATAACTTTAACATGGTTTTTAATTTCAAGACCAAACTTGGAAAAGAATTCTTTTTCACCAAGATATTCCATTGAATCTGAAAGATAGAATTCAACAGGAAAAGCTGATTGAAATTTCTTAACCGGATCCTCACCATACAATAAATCACGAGCAATATCATTGTCGTTAGGAAGGTAGTATCCGTCAAATCCCATTATCTTAATGGATTCGACAATTAAATCCTCAAAAAGTCTTTGTTCTTGTTTTGAGTTATAATTATTAAAGTAGACTGATGTTGCCATATTAGTTCATAAACCATTCTAATGGAGAAAAATAGTTTTCAGCCATTTCATCCTCTAGTGCTTTTATTTCCTGGAAGGCCTCATCATAAATTTTATCTCCATTTAATGTGACGCCACCTGGTAATTGCAGGTTGTTGAACTTTTTAAGATTGGCACCCCAACTTCTTTTAACTAGGGCGGTTGCATACTCTTTTAACCAGCGGTCATTCCATACTTTACCATAAACATCGGGGTTAATTACCGCATAGGCTTCGGCAACTACAATAGTACCAATTGGACATTCAGAGTTGCCCCAGGCCCAATCAATGTATAGTCTTTGCATATGTCTTTGGAATCGTATAGGAACCTCTCCAGTAAACATCAATTCTAAAGAACGAAGGTGTTGTTGAGTAAGTGTGTAATTGACATAGGACGCTGATGTGAAGTCATATAATTCATTCAGACGGAGTTGGTATCTAAGGTCAAACATATTAATGGATGCCTGGGAATCTGAAAGTGGAAATATACGAGAGATACCTACAATCTCTAATGGATGGCCATCAGCATCCATTGATCCATTTAAATCAATGAACTTTTGGTCAATATCGGATTGTTGAACTGCTTTGATATAGTATACTTTTTGTAGACCATCAAAGTGATAGTCCTGCCAGTATTGCAAGGCATCATCAATACGGTCTTCCACTTGGTCATCATCCACATTGATGTCTATTACGGGTGCACCAAGTCTGCGTAGGCAGTAAGCTTTAAAATCTTCTCTATTGGTAACTGCTGGCATTAAATTTCTCCTATTATCGTCCTATTTATCTAATAGGAGAAACAGTCTTTTTTTACTGAA